TATCATCATATGTAATACCCCAATCTAAATCAGGAAGTGTATTACTTCTTAATGCTGCATTAAAATTAACAATATGGGTTGCTCCTCCACTTTGTGCAGTTATTCTACCAAGAATTTGATAGTTTTGACTATTGGCACCTGGTACTATTGTAACTACTTTTTGGTATTCGTTTGTTTCTAGATAATCACCACTTGCGTTTCCAAGATACATTTGATTGAACTCCATAACGTTGGAGTTATTGTATCTAACTTCTGTGAAATAAGGTGAGCTACTTCCTGTTCCGAAAACGGGTGCGTTAAGATTTAGAGCAGATATTGTAGTACTATCTAACTGTGCTGAGCTACTAACGATCCCACTTGGAATATTTGTAAAGTTACCGTAGTTTAAATAATGTGTTCCATCTTCTCCATCTAATAGGTTAGCATCTGCTGCTGTACCTTGAACAATATGTCCTCCTTTTGCAATTACTATCCTACCCGTTGTTGAAAAATCAAACCCTACTGTTACTACATTTGTACTAGTAGCAACGATAGAGGCGGGGATAATCATAGAGTCACTGTCGTTATAGACATTGACTAGAATGTTTTTAGTTCCGAAGTTATGTGTGGTGGCTACTGAAGTTTGATTTGTAAAGCTACTAGCTACTGTTGCTTGTTGTGTAACAGACGCATTGACGTTGCTCAATGCTGAGCCGTCTCCTCTAAATGCAGATGCTGTTACTGCATTGGTTACGTTAAGATTTAATAAATTAGCGGAAGAACCACTAACAATTAATTTTTTCCAGTTTGGCATAATCTTACTTTTACGGTTGGTTGCTCTATGAGACCACTTCCCTTACTCAGGGCCAATAATAGCTTTAACTATAAATAGAAGCGTTTTTACTTAGTCTTTATATAATATAATAAAAAAAGGCCTAACGGCCAAATTTTACTTACTATTTTTTTCTAATTCCCCTTGTAGTTTTTGAATTACCATATAAAAAGTCTCAAACTCTGATCCTTGATATGTAGCTTGTCTCATTTTTGTTACTATGAAACCTATCTCACTATCTGATAGAAATTGTTTCTTTGCTTGTTTTGTAACTTTAGGGACAGCATTTTCATCTGTCCCCTTTATGTTACTTTTACCATTTCTTATGATTCCCATATTACTTAAAAACCTTTTAATCATTAAACTTATTTTTATTAGTCTGCAGTATAAATGTATATGTCTTGACTATCTGTCTTAACATGCATTGATCCTACTCCTTGGTATGTTGGAGCTGCTGTTGGTACTGCAGTAGATTCTGTTATTGTTCCTACCTTAGCTGCAACTGCTGCTGTTGTTGCTCCAAATGCTACTCCTGTTCCTAATGCTAATACGTCTGCACTGTCATCAAAGAATAAAGCTGTACCAGTATTTGCTGTACCTCCTGATCCTCCAAATATTATACCGGAGTCTCCTGCTGTACTTCCTGAGTTGATTAAGATAAACTTATCTTCAACATTCAAGTTAGTTACTTGCTGCTCTATTGTGTCTCCTGTTACAATTAAGTTACCTGTTACTGTTACGTTACCCGATAATGTTGGGTTAGTTACAATTCCGATAGCAACTTGGTTATTACTAACTGAAGTTTCAATTTCATTAGACGTACCTGCAAAGGTTAAAGTTTGACCAGTAGTAAATGAATCTGTAGATGAACCATCTGATATTGTAAAGTCAGAAGTAATTCCTGCTACCTTAGCATTTATATATGTATTTTGAGAAGAACTTAATGCTGTATCTGCTGCTGCATATTCTGCTCTTAAAGCTGCTGCACTAGAACCAGATAAGTTAGTTATAGCTGTTGCATTGGATGCTACTGCACCGTTACTTAAAGCCGTTACTAATCCTGCTGCAATATTTTTCTCTATTACACGTTGTGCGTGAGATGATCCAGATAAAGCACTGTCTCCAGCTACTCTTTCCGCCCTTAATGCTGTAGCACTAGAACCGGATAAGTTAGTTATAGATGTTGCGTTAGTAGCTACTGCTCCATTACTTAAAGCTGTTACTAGTCCTGCTGCTATGTTTTTCTCTATTACTCTCTGTGCATGAGATGATCCTGATAAAGCACTGTCTCCAGCTACTCTTTCTGCTCTCATTGCTGTTGCAGATGATCCTGATAAGGCCGATACTGTTCCTGCACCTTCTAAGCTTACTATTCTAGTATTTAAAGAAGAACTTAATGCTGTATCACCGGCTACGTATTCTGATCTAATGGCTGCTGCACTAGAACCGGATAGGTTAGTTATAGATGTTGCGTTAGTAGCTACTGCTCCATTTGCAAGTCCTGTTACTAATCCTGCTGCTATGTTTTTCTCTATTACACGTTGTGAATGAGCTGATCCAGATAAAGCACTATCCCCGGCTACGTATTCTGATCTAATAGCTGCTGCTGCTGATCCTGAATAGGTATTAAAGGTTGTTGTCTTAACTCTTAAAGATGTTGCTGTATGAAGTGAAGCAGAAAAGTTTCCATCATCACCTAAAGCGGCTGCTAACTCATTAAGAGTGTTTAATGCCTCTGGTGCTGCATCAATGGATGCGGCAACTGCTGCATCGGCATAATCTTTAACCGAAGCTGATACTGTATTTACAGCTGATACTGTTGCAAATCCAGGGTCATTATTAGCAATGGATGCACTAAGTACTGAAATTTTACTTATTACATTCGTATGAGCTGATCCAGATAATGTACTTACCTTAGCAATTCTATCAGTATGAGCTGATCCAGATAAACTAGATACTAATCCTGAAGCTATATTCTTCTCTATTACACGTTGTGCATGAGCTGAACCACTTAAGGATGCTACTGTTCCTGCACCTTCTAAAGATACTATTCTAGTATTTAAAGAAGAGCTCAAGGCTGTATCACCAGCTTTATATTCTGTTCTTAATGCTGCTGCACTAGAACCAGATAGATTGGTTATGGATGTTGCATTGGCTGCTACTGCTCCATTACTTAAAGCTGTTACTAATCCTGCTGCAATATTCTTTTCTATTACACGTTGTGCATGAGATGAACCAGATAAGGCAGAATCACCTGCTACTCTTTCTGCTCTCATTGCAGTTGCGCTAGAACCAGATAGATTGGTTATGGATGTTGCATTGGTTGCTACTGCACCGTTACTTAGTCCTGTTACTAATCCTGCTGCTATATTTTTCTCTATTACTCTTTGAGCATGAGCTGATCCGCTTAAAGCAGTATCACCTGCTACATATTCAGTTCTTAATGCTGATGCACTAGATCCTGAGTAAGTATTAAAGGTTGTTGTTTTAACTCTTAAAGATGTAGCAGTATGTAAAGAGGCTGAGAAGTTTCCATCATCACCTAATGCTGCTGCTAACTCATTTAAAGTATCTAAAGCTGCTGGAGCTGCGTCAATGGATGCTGCAACTGCTGCATCGGCATAGTCTTTAACTGATGCTGATATTGTATTTACAGCTGTTACTGTAGCAAAATCTCCGTCGTTAGCTGCAATTGTTGATGCTAAAGAAGCACTAATTACAGATATCTTATTTATTACGTTCGTATGAGCTGATCCACTTAATACATTTACTCTAGCTACTCTGTCTGTATGAGCTGATCCGCTTAATACATTTACTTTAGCTAATCTATCTGCATGTCCTGATCCAGATAAATTATCTATTCTAGAGCTAAATGATGCAGAAGGAGTGTTAATTAAGTTTGCATAAGGAATAGATCCTGATACTACATGTCCACCTCTTGCTATTACTACTGTACCAGAAGAAGACCCATCAAAAGTAACTGTTGATACATTAGTACTTGTTGATGTAATAGATGCAGGAATAAGTACCTGGTCATTATTATCATATATCTGTACTATTACATTCTTAGTTCCAAAGTTGTGAGTAACTGCATGAGTAGTTACATTAGAGTAAGTAGAAGATACGGTAGCGTTCTGATCTACTGTTATGTTTGATAAGTTAGATCCATCTCCTTGGAAGGAAGAAGCTACTACTGCTTGTCCTGTTAAGTTTCTAACTGTTATTGCTGAGCTATTATTTGCTGCTGCTGCAGATCCAGATAATGTTGCTATTAAAGCTACTCTTTGAGTATGAGATGATCCAGAAGTTGCTCCTGAAGATCTTGCTGTATGTGCTGAAGCACTAATTGCAGTTAATTCTGTTCTTCCTGCAGTTGCTGCCGAAGAAGATAGATTGGTAATGGATGTAGCATTGGTTGCTACTGCTCCGTTACTTAAAGCTGTTACTAGTCCTGCTGCTATATTCTTTTCAACAACTCTCTGTCCATGAGCTGATCCAGATAAAGCACTGTCTCCAGCTACTCTCTCTGCTCTTAATGCCGATGCACTAGAACCAGATAGGTTAGTTATGGATGTAGCATTGGTTGCTACTGCTCCATTTGCTAAACCGGTTACTAATCCTGCTGCTATATTCTTTTCAATAACTCTTTGAGCGTGAGCTGATCCACTAAGTGCAGTATCACCTGCTACGTATTCTGATCTAATAGCTGATGCTGAAGATCCAGAGTAAGTATTGAAGGTTGTTGTTTTGACTCTTAAAGCTGTTGCAGTATGAAGTGATGCAGAGAAGTTCCCATCATCGCCTAAAGCTGCTGCTAATTCGTTTAAAGTATTTAATGCTTCAGGTGCTGCATCTATTGAGGCTGCTACTGCTGCAGTGGCAAAGTCTTTAACCGAAGCTGATACTGTGTTTAGAGCTGTTACTGTTGCAAAATCTCCATCATTAGCTGCTATAGATGCTGCTAAAGAAGCTGAGATTTGATTTCTTCTAATATGTCCTGAACCACTTAATGCTAAAGTAGATGCTACATATTCTGATCTAATAGCTGCTGCTGAAGATCCAGATAAATTAGTTATAGATGTTGCGTTAGTAGCTACTGCTCCATTCGCTAAACCAGTTACTAAGCCTGATGCTATGTTTTTCTCTATTACTCTTTGAGCGTGAGCTGAACTACTTAATGCTGTATCACCTGCTACGTATTCCGTTCTTAATGCTGCTGCTGAAGATCCAGATAAGTTAGTTATAGATGTTGCATTGGCTGCTACTGCTCCGTTACTTAGTCCTGTTACTAAACCTGCTGCAATATTCTTTTCAATTACTCTTTGAGAGTGAGCTGATCCGCTTAATACGTTAACTTTAGCTATACGGTCTGTATGTGCTGAGCTACTTAATGCTGCTTGTGTAGTTACAAATGAACTAGAAACGTTTCCTAATTCTACATCTGTTGCATAGTCACTACCTAAACCAGCAATTGCTGAATTTAATGAAGCGCTAATTGCTCCTCTTTGAGTATGAGCTGAAGCACTTATTACAGATATTTTGCTTATTACGTTAGTATGAGCTGATCCAGATAAAGCACTAATGTTTGATGCGTTAGTAGCTACTGCTCCATTTGCTAAACCAGTTACTAATCCTGCTGCAATATTCTTTTCAATTACACGTTGTGCATGAGCTGATCCAGATAAAGCAGTATCACCTGCTACATATTCTGATCTTAGTGCTGTTGCTGCAGAGCCGGATAATTGGCCTCTTCTAATGTGAGCAGATCCAGAAAGATCGCCGCCAGCTTCTAAAGTGTCTATTCTAGTATCAATCGAAGCAGAGAATGCTGCTGCTAAATAATTTGCGTCATTTGTGAGTTGGCTAATTGCTGACCCTGATACGACGACCTTTTTCCATGTTGGCATCTTTATAAATTTTTAAGTTGTTATGTTCTTTTAATAAATATGTAACTATTATCTATTCTTGTCCAATAAATAAGTTATAATTTGAATCTAAATACAAAGTTCCAGCAGTTGCAGAGGGAGTTGATGATTGAGTGACTAATCTAAGTAGTCCGTCACCAGTAATTCCGAATGTTTTAACTGAACCTGAGTATATAGCAAGTCCATCTCCTGAACCGTCTTGTCTTAGTGTTAATGATCCTGTAATTCCAATTGACCTTGTTGTATTCCAGACTGAACCTGTAGCATTAAATACGTCTAGGTTCTGTACTGATGTTATAAAGTGTGCTGATGATGTATTTACATTAACAGTTCCTCCTGTTAAGTCAATTCCTGATCCTGCAGAGACATCTAAGGATACTGATCCTGCTGTTCCTCCTCCGGATAATCCATCTCCTGCAAATACTGCTGATATATCTCCTGTTCCTGATACATTACTAGCTTCCCATTTACTAGTTGAAGCATTCCATTGAAGGACTTGTCCATTTGATAATGATCCTGTTGTAACATCACTTAAGTTTCCAACAGTTGATGATCCTCCACCTCCAGCACTTCCAAAGCCTGTAAATTCAGCCCATGATACTGAATCGGAAAATACATACTCATAATCTGCTAATACTACAGTGGCTTGGTAAGTTTTAGTTTCTCCCTCGACCCAGACAATTTGTTTATTTGAACATCTTGTTACTGGAATTGCATTTAGTGCACTTAGGGTAGCAACAGTATAAAACGAACCTTTTAGATAGGATATATCCGCAAGGGCAGTACCAGCGGACTTGGCTGCTGTTGTTAACTCTAATTTTGAACTAAATAATGGCATTTAATCTTTCTTTATTATAATTATGTTGGTAAACTTCCATTTGCTGCAACTAATCTTATTTTGAAACCGCTTGCTGAGGAGTTTCTAGATTTTCTTCCAAAAACAAACCATTCAGTGTACCCTAGGTGTGCTGTATCTAAAGTAAAAGAGTGTAATACTCCTGATTCTATTCCAAATCCATTTCCATCTACATCCATACAGGGGACTGCACCACCTGCTACATTATTAAACGACTCTTGAATTGAATTTGGGACTGTCATATCAGATCCTGATGGAAATAGTATGATTGCTTGTCCAGTTGTCGCTGCTGTTATTGTACCAGCTGATTGTAATACTGTATCTAAGTTTGAACCACTAACAGTAGCTCTTAATGTTGCTGTTGTACTACCAGCTAATGTAATAGAGCTAGATCCTACATCACCAGTCTTAAATTTATAATATGGTGATGATGTATTTCCTGTATAAGCAGTTACTTCCGGAGGAGTATCGCTGTTTAAACTTGATGCTCCCATTACTGCGTTGTAGTTTCCTCCAAATCCTGCATCTGAACCATATGTTGATGTATATATGTACACTCTTCCATAATCAGCTGACTGTGCTATGGTTACATTGGTGGAAGCAGCTCCTGTTTTACCAAAGGCATCTGTTGCTGTTACAGTAAAACTATATGTTCCTGCTGCTAAAGCAGATGCTGCATTAATATTAAAGGATGTTCCATTCCCATTATTAGCAACCGGTATAAAACTACTTGCGTGTGTACCTGATAGTGCTACTGTAATAGGGTAATCTGTTTCTGTATCAGAGATTGCTACTGTTGCTGCTGTTGAACCGGAAGCAACGTTATCAGTTTCTAAACTTCCTAATGGAGATATAGTAGGAACTGGTGAGCTATTAGCTGTTACATTAACTGTTATAGCTGTTGTACCGGAATTACTATATTGGTCTGTATACGTTATATTAGATACTATTGTATCTCCAGATCCTGTTGCTGAACCACTTATATTTAAACCTAAACTTAAATTACCGTTGGATGCTACAACAATTGCTGAATTAGATGATGCAAATGATGCTACAGATTGTGCTCCGTAGTTAGGAGAGTAGGTAACACCAAGATCTCCTTGTGTTCCTGTTCTTCCATTTGAATTAGTTCTAACTAATGCTCCATTTACTGCTGATTCAATTATATAATATGTACCGTTGTTAGTTAATGTACCGCTTCCTGCTTGAGCAATAGCGATAGAATGCGTTGATACTCTCGTTGCAAATGCATGTGTATCTTTTATAGTAGCAGTAAAGCTATATGTACCTGCTGTTAACGGAGCTGAAGGTCTTATGATAAAATTATCTCCAGATGCTACTGAAGTTAATGCATTTCCATTATTATTAAAGACATAGCTACCTAAATCCACTCCATCTCCTTCTGAATCTGAGAATGATATTGTAGTTACGTTATTAGGTGAAACTGCTTTATTAGTATTTAGATTTGCCGCTACATCTGTAAAGGTTATAGTAGGGGCTGTATTATCTGTTACGTTTAATGTAAAGTTCTGTGTTGAAGGTGTATTAAAAGCATTAGTTGCTGTTACTGTTCCGTTAATCTGTGTTCCTCCTACGTCAGATGATCCTGATACATTATAATTAACTGTTAGATAGCCTGAGCTATTAATTGCTAACTTACTGTTCGGTGTGACACCCCATGTTACTGATTGATTAGCTGTAAATTGTGATGTAGTTCCAGAGTATCCATTTGAATTATCGTATAATGATGATCCATTAGTAGCTGATTCAATTACATATAAAGAAGTCTCTCCACTAATAGTAGGAGCACCATCATCAGATATCGGGATTGTTATTATACCTGTATCTGTACCGTTGTTATATGCATCAGTAACAGTAACTCGGTACTTATAGCTATTAACTATATCGGAGTTAAGGAAAACTGCTGCTTTTCTTGTTACTACTCCGGTTGATGATATGTCAAAAGCATTTTCTGTTGGATCAGAGACACTAGTCCCAGTGTATGTACCTAACGAGATTGCTGATGAATCTAATTCTATACCAATTAATGTAACTGTTTTAAATACTATGGTATCTCCTTCTGGATCAGTTGCTGTTATTGTTCCTGCAGCTGCATTACCTGCACTATTCTCACTTAATCCAGTAACTGTTTGAGCATTAACAGTTGGCTGTACATTATCTGTTACGTTAATAGTAATAGGTATCTGAACAAATGAATTATTGTCATCCCCATCACTGAAATGTTGATCTGATGCTGTAATGCTTAATATATGTGCAGTATCTGTCTCATAATCTAATGAACCAGTTACTTGATTGATAGTTACATAGGTTGCTGACTTGACTATACTAAATAAAGCACCTGAATCTGATCCTGATGTGATTGTTATAGTGTCTGTTTCAGTATCTGTAAAATATATCTTTGTTATCTCTCCAGCAGATGCGTTTTCATTTCTAGATACACTAAAAGAGCTAATTACATTACCTCCAACACTTGTTTCTCTAAATTGTGGTGCTGCATTAGCAGTTACTGTTACGTATATTGTCTTTAATGTAAAAGCTCCTATAGTATCTGTTGCTCTTACGATTACAGGGTGTGCTAATGTATCATCTCCTCTATTAGCTGTATTAAATGCTGCTACTGTAGGTAATACTGCTAGTTTTAGTACTCCACTTACAATATTTACATAGCCATCTGTATAAGAACTGTCTATTGTAAATGTAATAGCTTGAGATTCAGCATCTGCACCAGCTAATGTAACTAAACTTGTTCCAATTGGTTCATACTCTGCTACTACTTGGTTACCTGTAGAGATAGTAGGTGCTGTATTGGGATAAAAGACTGCTTCTAAGAAATCTGCAAGGGTATTATCTGTTCCTGGGTTATATGAGTTAAATAAAGGATGTTCTGTATTAGAAACTACCCTATTACCGTTAAATTGGTTATTAAAGTTAGATTGTTCACTACCATCTGGGTTAGTAAACTTAATAGATCCTGAACTTACATAAATATGTTGCCAAGGTTTAGTTGAAGAACCTAAGTCGTTAGTAATAGCACCGGGTATTATACTTCCTGATACTATTTGTTGACCTACGAAGGTATTTGTTAATTTAGTTGCTCTATCATCAATTCTACTGTCGAATGATGCTGAAGATATATCATTAGATGCTGTATAGGCATTTAAAGACGTAATATCTGCATGAGATGACGTTAAAAAACCTAATGCTGATATTTGGCTAGATGCAGAAACAATACCGACTGGTTTACCTGTAAGATTTGTATAAGAGGTAGTAACTAGTGCTTGAGAAGCACTTAGTGCTAATCTCTGTGTATGACTTGACCCAGATACAAGTTCTACTACATCTAATCTACTATCAAATGAAGCAGATGCTATATCATTTGAAGCTGTATATGTATTTAATGCTGATAAATTAGCTGACCCAGTTCCGCTTGAAGTAATGAACCCTAATGCAGAGATCTGCCCAGAAGCTGATATTATACCTGCTGGATGGGTTACTCCTGCTGCAGTAATGAACCCTAGATCACTTATTTGACTAGAAGCTGATATTACATTAGCTGGTATTGAAGTAAGGAACCCTAAGTCAGTTATCTGAGTAGAGGATGATACTATATTAGAACTATTAGACTGTAAAAACTCTAAATCTGATATTTGTTGTGAAGAAGATACGGTTCCTGCTGGAACTGATACTCCTGCGGAAGTTATATACCCCAAGCCAGCTATTTGAGTTGAAGATGATATAACTGATGAGTTACTAGATGATATAAACCCTGCAGCTGTTAAAGTTGCCATACTAGCTATGTAGGAACTAGTAGCTGCTTGTAGTGTTGTTATATCAGAAGTATGTACTGTTGTAGTTGACTCTAAATCATCTATTCTATTATCAAAAGATGCTGATGATATATCGTTAGAGGCTGTATATGCATATAATGAAGCAGAGGCTTGATTTAAATCCACTAAGGATACATCGACTGAGCCAGCTTCTAATGTGGCTATACGTTGTATTACATCTGTCCCGTTAAAAGTAAGTGAAGATCCTGTTATATTCAATGATCCAGTAAGTCCTAAGGCGTTTGCACTCGGATTAAGTGCAGCCTGTAGAGTACTTCCAGATCTAAAGGTTAACGAACCTGATAATTCACTAAATATTCTTGACATACTATTAATTATGTTCTAATTCTTACCTATATGCAACCGATTGATTATAAATAGCAAAATTGACTAAAGGCTGTCAGTTGATTCACCAGTAATTTTAAAAGAAGTCTTATTTGAGTACTTCTTTGTATTAAAGGGTAGTGCATTTACTGTATCAGTTACTATATGCCCAAGTAAATTAATAGCAAACTCTGTCTTTACTAAGCGGTCAGATCCTTGTGCTAGTTCTGTTACTGTATTATACGTATCTATCATAGCTCTGAATCTAAACTTACTAGGGTCTCCCCAATATGAATCAGATGCAAAGTTAACCCCTTCTATAATCTTATTATTCTGTTCCATATAGTCAGTATATATAATACATGAATATTTTATATTAACATAATCTGGAATAGCTACTGCAAATATCTCTTCTTCTGGTTTTCTATTATTAAGTACACTAAAGTTATCGTATACGTTACTCTTAGAAAATTTCTTTTTAAATATACCGAAATTATGAGGATTATTACCGTCTAGTTTATTACCTAGCTCTCTATTCTTTTCAATGCTATCTCGTCTAAATACAATCAACGGAGATTGCATCTTACCGTTTTTATCTCTATAATATCCGTCAGCTTGCATAGCTTTCCATCTCTCTGGTGAGCCATAAACTAAAGGTACGTTTAATGTAGTGCCGTTTTGAACTACTGTAGGTCTTAGCACAGTATTAAAGTAGAAGAATATAGCTTCATCAATATCTTTGATACCGACGTTATAGTTCTGTATACTATCATCCTTTCTACTGACTTGAAGTGCTCTATCTTGTAGATTAGTTTCTTTTGGGTTAATATCTGGTTTATTTCCTGCCATTATCTAACTGTTGATATTCCAACCTTGTCTGCTCTAGTTAAATGACAGTCTACAATTATACTTAGTGAGCTGCCAAAACCAGATGTAGAGGATGAAAGGTTATACTTACTGTCTCTCCCTAAAAATAACGTATTTTCTTTTACTGTATCTACTTCATAGAAGTCTTCTTGCCATTGTACTATGTCTCCTACTTCAGGTAATACATTTATATCTTCTAAATCAGGTCTTAAAAAAGCAAATGATGCTTCTCTACCTAAATCTGGTCCAAACTCTTGAATATCTACTACTTGGTCTCCTCTAGTAATAAGACAGTTTAATTTAACTGCATTCCAAAAAGACTTCGCCATTGATTCTCCATAAAGGTTTGTTTCTGAGTCTTCAATGCTTAGTTTATGGTATAATACTTCCTGTGCTATTACGTCATGTAATAGTTCTCTGTTAATATTAACCAATAAGTTAAAGTCTCTACCCGATCCGAATATCATTATTTTTCTTCTATTGTTTGTTCTCCTACCTCTACTGAGATAATGTTACTGTACTTGGCTTTAGCAGTCTCTTTAAAAGATGCAAAAGCTTCTATAGCTTCTTTTTGACTAATAATCTTAACTTTATATGTAGCAATTGATCCTTCTCCTCCTTCTGAAGCTACTGTTACTGTAGTAACTCCAGGTAATGCTCTAATAGCATCATCATACCCGGATGTACCTTCCTCACCAAACTGTACTTTGATCATTGCTTCAAAGGTTCTGTACTCTATTTCTAATATTAATGGAATTAATTTCATTACCCTATGTATATTGTCATTGGAACCGATTTTAACGTGTTCTGTAAGTCTTCAGCTTCTTTAGCTTGTGCCTCTAACTGTTTACCTCTAGAAGTCATATCTAACATCTCACGTAAGTTAGTCATTAAGGCTATATTTTCTGTTCTTGCATCTGCTAATAAATCAGCTTGATTTAAAGTTGCTTCTGACCCGGGTACTGGAACTACTTGGTATTTACCTCTAATATAAGCTAGCATTTCTTTAGCTAAACATAATGTATATTTAAAGATCCATTGTCGTCCAACACTATTGATTTGTAAGTACGTTGGATTTGAATATGGCACTTCTGCTACATTAGTTATATTACCTGTCTCATAAGATGTAGTTAATCTATTTTTGTCATCAGTCCTATAGTATTCAAACCACATTTTACCTGCAGTAGGGGGTACTGGGAATACTTTTAAGTGATTGTTGACTAATTCAAAAGTAAATGCTGATTTTCTTATTTGATCATTAAACTCTATACCCTGTAATAACATTACATCGTATGAAGTAGGCATTAACATAAAGTTAATACCGGGACTAAACTGTCCAAAGCCAAATTGTGACATCATTGACTGTATACCTGTACCTGTACCTGCATAAGGGTCAAAGTATCTCTGTATAGCTGGTGGTGCTTCGTAATATACTTTTCTTACTTCAATACTTCCTGTAATTCCTTCGGCAAGTGCCCAAGCATCCATATCGTAGGACTGTACTGATGCGGTTATATTTAAAGATCCAGAATATCTAGTAACATTACCTCCTACTTCTGCTTCTGTTCCGTAATGTCTTGATATACCTACGATTCTTTCAAGTCCAGCATCCATAACTAGGTTATTAACAGAGCTACCTGTTGGAGAGCCTTCCATATTAAGGTAGTTTTCTCGAATCTTATATTGAAAGACTTCATTTCCGTAAGTAGTTACTGCTTCCTCAAAACAGGCAAAGAAAGATCCAGATTGTAACTCTACATCCATCAAAGGGTAGCCTAATCTTGTTCCACAAAATTTAGATACCTTTACTGCGTCGGCTTGGAAGTTAGAATCACCGTCGTAAAAGCCGAAAGGAGTCTGTCCTGCTGTAAACGTTGCTGATCCGTCCCATGTTTTGATATTTGCCATTTAAGAGTGTTTATTATAAATAGTAGTTATTCTCTGAAGGTTTTATATACTTCGAGGATAGGTGAAACTATATCATGTCGATGATTTCTTTGAAGTGAGTGAGTAACGAACCCTTCAACGTTTTCTTCTAGTCTAGTTAGAAAAGAAAAACCAGTTTCTCTCTTATCTTTTAAATCAATCTGCCCTAGATCTCCACATATTACCATTTTAGAACTTTTTCCTAATCTACCTATAACAGTTTCCATCTGAGTATGAGTAACGTTCTGAGCTTCATCAACTATTACAAGAGAATTTAGAAACGTTCTACCTCTTAAAAAAGCAAATGGAACTATTTCGATTGTTTCATCGTCTAATAGCTTCTGTACTTTTTCTTTATTGTACAACATAAATAAATTGTGATAAATTGGTGCTAACCAAGGGTCCATCTTCTCCTTAATGTTTCCTGGTAAGAACCCTATATCTTCTTTAGACACCGTAGGTCTTGTGATAACAACCTTGTCTATCTGTTTAGTAAATAATAGGTCTAAAGCGACTTGAGTTGCTACCAATGTCTTACCTGAACCTGCCATACCTTTTAATACGGTAATAGGTGAGTTCAGTATCTTTGCTTTTGCTTCTTTTTGTTCGTCGTTTAGTTGTACGTTAAATTTAATTGGATTCTTAGGTCTTCTCTTTTGAGTGAAAACATCGTCGGTGTGGTGCTTTGAAGGCATATTTAATAACGTTTTATGTTTGTTTATATAAATATCCGATAATAATAATTAAGCTCCTACTTATCGAACATAAAAAAAGAGGCCCGAAGGCCTCTCTTAATACTTAATCATATATGATGATTAGATCTGCGCTAAGTCAGAAATATGTATCTTACCGTAAAATTCTGGTCTGATCATTTTCTTAGCATAACGAGTCATTAAACCTTTTCTTGGAGTAAAAGATTCTGGATCGTATACTAATGGAGTCATCATTAATGGTACGTAAGGAGCATATACTGCACCAGCTTCTAAGAATTGAGTTCCTCTATATCCTAATAACAATGTGTTTTCAGTCATATAAGGGTTCTTGTATACTTGGAATCTGTTGTTTAATGCACCTACTTTTTGTACGCCCATTGCAAATTGATCCTGATCACCGTTTGTTGCTGCTGCATATCCTGGAATAGATTCTAAGATTGTAGCTACAGTTGGAGAACATACTAGGAAGTTTGCACCACCTCTTAATGTTTTCTGGTGAATCTTGTTAGATACTTTTTGGATTTTAGTTCCTAATGTTTGGAACCATTGTCCTTGAGTATTATAGAAGTCAGAAGTTGAATCAGACCAAGCTGATCCTGTCCATACTTTGTTGTTCTCTGCAGACCATTTCTCAGTTGTGTTAGCATCTAAGATAAGCATGTCAAGAATTTCTAAGTCGATTTCCATTGAAATATATTCACTCAATAAAGAAGTTAACTCAGCCTCAGCATCAATACTGTGGTATGCGTTAAGATCTTGAGCAAATTCTGGAGTCCATTGTGCCTTTAACTTTCTAGTCTTAGCAACAATCGCTTCAGATTGTAATTTAACATCGATTTCTGGAATACCTAGGTTTTCAACTGCTGCTGATCCTACTGCTTCAAAGTCACCTCTTGTGTTATCAGTTGGTTGTTTGAAGAATGAAATCTTCTGTGTTGTTCCATTGATATCTACTGCTGAACTAATACCACCAGTTCCTTCACCTACTACGAAAGAAACTTGCGTTCCTGATACTGTAGTCCATTCTGGGTTAGTAGTAACGTCAGAAGATCCAGAGTATGCTCTAAAAGCACGAGATCCTTTAAAGTCTGCACTAGATCCTGAAAGATCAAATGTTACTTTTGTAAAGTCTGTTAAAGTGATTCCTGCATCATATCCAACATCTGCTAAAGAAGCTGAAGCTGTTGTTACAACGATATCACTTTTTTCTACTCCGTTGATAGAGTATCCAAATTGACCTGCACCGTACATACCACCTGAAACATCAGCGTCTTTTACCATTTTGGTAGCGCCTTCTGTTACGTTTCCGTACATGTTGTCTCCGTCGGCTTTTGCACCGTTTGCAGTTCCGTATTTAAAGTCTAGGTAAAATACCAGACCTGAAGGTAAGTTCATTGGTTGTACAGATACGAAATCTTGTGCAACGATTTGAGCAAATACCTTTCTTACTAAGGGTAAAGCAACACCAGCCCAAGTTTCTCCAGCTCCTGCTGAGAATCCAGCTCCGCCAGATGTGTTTACGTTAGCTTCAGCTACAATTTGTTTAGCTTGGTTTTCAAGAATCATTGCCATATTAGCAGATTCTTTTTCACCTAAACCTTCAAGTAGTCCAGAAGCTCCCCATTTTTCGCTAAGGCGAGTAGAATCAGCTTGTAAGCTTTTGTATCCATTCGCACTTTCTAATAATGAATTAATTTCCATGATTTAATTGTGTTTTTTTATTGTTAGTTATTTAATTATACCGGCTAATTTCTGCATTCTAAGAACGGCAGATGATACTTCTGTTATTACTTCTTTATTAGAAGCAGTAACTCCAGTTGCTTTACTAGCAGATCCTCTGTGTTCTTTTACAGTATTAACTTTTTTACTTCCTACATTATCTACAACAGTTTCGAATACTAATTTAACTTCTTTAACTGTTTCTGCTTTATCAAAAGCAGCGATAACATTTACTTTTTGAGATTCAGTAAGGTTGTTCGCCTTGAAGATCTTATTAACATAAAGTAATTTAGCATTAAGAATGTTTACTTCGCTTAGCTCTTTTCTAAGAGTATCGATAGTTTCCATTGCTTCGTTTAAATCGCTTTCGTTAACAGTTCTGTTGATGTTTTTACCTTCAGCTTCTGGAGTATGAGGAACTTCTACTGAAGTATCTTCTTCAATAGGATCTTCATCTTCATCTTCTTTGTGTGCTTCATCTACATCGACTGCATCTAACTCTCTGAGTAATTCATCAAGGTCGATTTCGTCTTCTTCAGGTGCATCCATTTCTGGTTCACCTTCCATACCTGGTTCTTCTAATGAAGGTTCGTCTCCCATTCCTTCGATATCACCAGCATCCATATCAGCTCCAACTTCAGCGTCTGCGCCTACTTCTTGAGCTATTATGTCTCTGATCATGTCTTTGAATTGGTCAACTGATAACTTAGATAAGTCTTCGTCTCCATCAATTTCTTCTTCTCCTTCGATTTCTGCATCCATTTCTGGTGCTTCATCTTCTGGAGTTTCGATTGCTGCTTCGTCATCAGATTCTTCTGAGTCGTCCTCTGCTTCGTCTACTGGTGTTGATACATCTGTAAGTGTTTCGCTTACTGCTTCGTCTTTGTCATGCTTTTTGTCATCTTCCTTTGCAGGAGCTTCTGCTACTACTTCGTCTTTGGAATCCTCTTTGTCTTCCATTTCCTGTAGTTTAGCAGCTAACATGTCTTTAAGGTGTGGTGTTAGAGTTTCCTCTAAAGCCTCCTTAGCATTAGCAATAGCGGCTTCACGTACGGATTTAGCTTCAGCAATTGCTTGCTTGAATAAATCTTTGTTTGCCATTTTTTAAATTTTTGTGGGTTTCGTATAGCTACTGTAAAGCTATAATATGAAGTTATAAAAATATATGATGCAATATAGAGATTGCATATTCGTATATAAATATATACTAAATACTAAAAACAAGAAAACCACCTATAAAAGATGGTTAACTTTTCCTGCCCGTCGGTAGCGTCCGAGGAATTGTCTTAACCTAGTATGCCGATATCGTTTAGTATACCTCTAAATAGAGTATGTACTTCTTTACCTTTTACTAGGGACTTAAGTGAGTTAAATATAGTTCCACCCCATTGAGAATTTTTTACTGCATCTAATGCTGCTCCTCCATATTGTCCTGCTAAGAAGAAAATAAAGATAGCGTAAAGTCCTTTAGTTACTGGATCTATATATTTTTTAGTTGGGCCTATCATTACAACTGATAGTACTCTTTTTATTGGAGACATAAAAGCCTGTTCGTTTTTATGAGTCCAGTCGTAAATTTTTGTTGCTATATCCTCTGTTGCACTCCAACCCTGTTTCTTAGCTATTTTCTTTGCCATAGATGATATCATATGGGCTATTGTATTTGAAAGCAGGATATAGCTTAATATACCTAATATACCGACTGCTTCATTAGCTTCTCCGTCTTGTTGAATATCCTTATCCTCTAGTTCCTTCTCTATAGCAGCTGCTATTCCAGAAAAGTTTTCTATTTCGTTTACTGGAGACTCTAATAAGACTTTTATCAGCTTCATTATGCTCTTAGTATATCGTTGATAACTGAGTCTATGCTAGAGTATTTTGAAAGTTTAACTTTAGTACCTTCTTGAAGTGCAATTGGGTTCATAAATGCTCCATGTGTAGATGGATTAGATACAAAGTCCCAACATACTAATTCAAAGTCAGGCTGTACCTCTAAAGTACCTTCATTAGTTTGTTCTACTGAACCTGTTCCTCTAGAAGAGATACCAATAGTATGACCAGCTTTAATTATTTCTTTTACTATATTTCCTGCAGGTGTATTGAGAAGCTCAACACGTCCCATTAAATCGTCGCCTTTCCACCATAATTTTTTTACGATGTGGGAAGCATTTTTAAGAGATACTACTGGAGATTCTGGATGATCTAGTTCTCCAAAAGCATTACCATTATTAACAAACTCTTCTGTATACTTCTTAGACTCTCTTTCTAAAATAGGTTTAGCGTAAACTCTTCCGTTTTGGTTTTGAGCTTTTGCTCTCTGCATAACACCTTCCACTTCAAATACTCCTGGTCTTTCTTTAGACTCTCTAAGTACTGATTTAAACGGTGTAACGTCTACTAATAATTGTGCCATTTGTTATCTCTTTACGTCTGTTACTGGTTGAAATATATTAGATTTAGGCTCTTCTGCTAATCCGTCTGCCTTCATTTGATTTATTTCTGCTGATGAAATTGTTTTAACCTTTGGTAATGCAATTCCTCCTTTTAAGAAGTTTTTTCTAATAGGTCTTAAGTCCTGTAAGAATGCTGCTTCTAATGATGGTGCAATAAATGCTCCTATGTTTAAACCTTCGTCATTTTTAAAGTTATTAGTCTTCTCAAATGCCTTACTAATTTTATCATTCATTCTATCGTAAAAAGATTCAAGCTCTGTTACAATATTTTCTAATTCATTTACTACTGGTTTAACTCCTTCGAAACTTTCATACCCTGCTCCCCAATCGGATAGCTTAGCTGTTGCTGCTTCGTTGATAGTATCTTCTGTAAGAATTTTAGAAATTATAGCTTTAACATTTTCTTTAAGTGCAGCTTTAATTGCTTTATCTTTAGAGGCCATATAGTCATCACTATCGATGTCTCCATCTTTGTCATGATCTGTACCTTTCTTTTCTTCTATAGCTTCTTCTAAGAATTGCTCTGTAAGCTTTTGATCAATGTACTGTACGACATCTTTTTTAGCTGGTTCGATCATTCCTGGTTCAGTCATTGGTCCATCAGCCCATTCTCCAAATGCTCTAGATAATGTATCACAAGCTTTATCAAATTTAGGTCCCATAGACTCTACATACCCTCCGGTATCGTAATCGGCTTCTTGAACCATCTTACCTCCTTTAGTTTTCTTTCTCTTACTTTCGTCAATTGTAGATTCACTTGGTCTATTAACTGCTTCAAATTCATCATAATTCGTCCATACATCCTCAATACTATGAGGATCTATATCTCCTGAGAATATATCCTGATTATGGGTTTTAATAAATGATAATGCTTCTTCGTTGCTAACTTTATGACCTGTTTCTGGGTGACCTGCAATAGTTAGAAAGTCAATAACTTGTCTCATAGCCATTTTTCTATCGTGGTTAGAAGCTCTAACTCCATACTCTTTACCGTCGTCTCCTATTTTAGTTTGACCTGGTTCAGTTGGTATTGGATCTGCTTCAGTTACTTGTATCTCTGCAATTTTTCTATCTGCTCTAGATACATAACCCTCTTCTCTTTCTCTTATTGGAAAGACTCCTTCAAATAGCTCGCTTAATGTTTTCTGTATTGCTTTTCTAAATGACTTAAGGTACTTTAATGCCTCTTCTTTATCTCCTTCTATTTTAGCATCAATAACGTAGGATAAATGTTCTCCTTCACTATGGTAGTTTACATCTTCGAAAGAATCAAAGATTAATTGCATTGTTTCTACTGGGGTATTTAGTCTAACCTTAAGTCCTGCTTTTAGCATTCCCTCAAAGTCAAATTCTGCAGTAAACATATCTCCTGGTTTATATACAGCAGGGTTTTGAGAATTAATACTTCCAGGTTCGTAGTTCTTTACTGCATCCATATCAGCATCAGACATTTTTTCAGATACATCATCTAAGTCGTTATAGAAGTTCTCTCTTTCATCATCAGTCATTTCGTCATTTGACTTTGGAGTACCGTCTGCATGTGTTGGATGTCCTTCTTGTAATGTTGCTTTTTTAAGTCCGTTATGAACATCTATATCTCCAGCTCCTCTTTTAGTTTCCTTTGATTGATCATTCTTATCTACTTTAGAAGATTCTCCTGCTATTAAGTTATAGTAATGCAAAGGATCTTTTTTAATATTTGCTAAAGCTTTGATTCTAGCTTTATCTATCATATCACCGTCTTTACATGTCACAGGATCAGCACCTAATGCTGTTAATTCAATATCAAGAGCTCTTCTGATAGATTCGTCTGAAACTACTGCACCAATTAATGGGTCCACAACTTCTGATATAAGACTATTATTTTTTAATATCTGAACTGTATCCTCATATACATTAAGGTTAGTTAAGAGTTGAGGAAACTTTAGACGCATTTGTCTAACGAACTCCCCCTTCGCCATATTCCCTTCTAGGACGGCGTTGTATTTTTCTGTTACTGTTACTTGTCTTTTCATAGGTAATCAAATCCTTTAGTATGTGATGGTCGCTTTGGACGACTAATTTTCTTGTATCCGTCTTTTGTTAAACTCTTTATTGCTTTAGTAGCATTACCTAACCAACTAGGGGTTGCATAAGTCTCTCCTGCACCTGCAGTGAAACCGCTTCCTCCTACCTGAGTAACGTTTGCTTCATCAAGCTCTTTTATTACCTCCCTTACTAACCCGGTTAAAGCGGACTTTTTCATAAACTCTTTAATTCGTTTACAAGATCGTAATATTGCATTAAGTTAACTAGGTGATTATCTGTTATCTTATCAGTCTTTTTAAGGGCCTTGATAGATTTAGATACTTCATCTAGCTTAATCTTTATTACTTCATCTTTTACTTTCGTAGAAAGCTTTCCAACTGCGGTTGCAATTTTCAATAACTCTTCATTTATAACATTTCGTAAACGTTTTTGAGAGTTAACTGAGGTAATAAATTCTTTTAGTATATTTTTCTGTTCAGGAAGTAAGTCTTTATAGTTATCGTTAAACTTCTCTAACATTATTTTAAAGGTCAGCATTTTTAGATCTTTATCGTATTTAGAATACTCCTCTATCAGGGTATCTTTTACTTCTAAGGGATCTTGTACTGCTGCTGTAAGGTGTTCCAATAGAGTACTCTTATAATTTACTAAACTATTAGGGTCTATAGAGGAAATATCATTATTCTGAGCTTCTAAAAGGCAGTATAGGGAAGCTAATGCTTTATAGTCATTAGTCTGTATACCAAAGAACTCTTCTGAGTTATATGATTCCTTAATGTCTGATATAAGATCATACTTTTGTTTCTTAAGTATCTTTTGATCTAGATTTCTAGATATCTCTGTTATAGTTGAAAGTATAGTTTCAGCTTTCTGCTGTCCTATTCCTTTATTCTTTAATATAAATTCATATAATTTGAATTCACGTACAAGAGCGGTCTTACCTGTGAAATGCTTCTTAAGTATTGCAATTGCTTTAGAGTCTTTATTACTTAAAGTATCTGCTGCGATTTGCTTAACTAGCAATTCAAAGATTAGCCCTGTATTCTTAAATTTAGAGTGTCTTATTTTCATTATACACGTTTACTATTATAAATATGGGTTAGTTACCTAAATCCTTAATGTTGTCTTCGTTTAACATCTCAGACTCCTTATCTCCCTTAGTCGTAAAGACTATATTTTTTAACATTTCTTTATTTTGATGGTATACCGCATGTGTTGATAGGTTTTCTGCCATGTTCTCATTGTCTGAAGGATACCCTCCGTGCATTCCATGAGTACCTAATGGGTCTCTTCCTCCTAATGCGTCGTTTGTACCATATACAGAAGCCTTTTCTTTTGGTCTTCCACCTTCTGGTCCAGGCTGACCCCATTCAGGCGTTGTTTCAGAGTACCCTGGTGGTACATCATCTGATCCTCCTCCTTTTGGTGTTGATACTGATCGTCTACCGTACATAGAGGCTAAATCATGTGGTGTACCGTAAGTCATTCCTGATTTAGCAGGATCATTACCCTCTCCTTCAATTTGATTAAGTCTAAATGTTCTTTTAGTATCCTCTCTTACTAAATCTCTCATTTCCATGTACGTATCCTCTGACATATTAAATATACTTTCGTAAATATAATCTGTAGAAAATAATTTAGTATCCTTCATCTGAGCAGCTAAGTCAATTTTCTCTTTTAATAGAGCAACTTTTTCTTGTTCAAATATAATAGATGGTGTTGATAATCTAACTTCAAAATTAGTTAAACTCTCTCCAGTAAAACCTTGTGTGTATAAGTGTATTAATGCAATCTTAGTTAATTCAGATTCTAATATCTTCTGAATTCTTTCGACTGTTCTAGCAAATCTAATATCTTCTGCTGCTAAAGTAGCTTTACCTGAAAGATCTCCTTCATAGCCGAAGTATGCTTTTGGAATTTTTAATGCAGCAAATAACTTAGCCTGTAAGTACTGTACATCGTTAGTTCCGTCGTATTCTAATCCTTTAGTTGTTTCAATTCTTGTAGTAGCATCTCCTCCTCTAACAGGCATGTAGAAATCTTCCATCATGTTCTGCATATTAAACTTTAAATTATATTGACCAGTATTTTGATCTATATAAGGAGTCTTTTTCATACCGTTAATAGTCTTTTGCATAAACTGCTCAACTTCGGCTGGAGGTATTGAACCTACATTAACATAAAACATTCTCTTTTCTGGAGCTCTCATGATTCTATGTATTAACATAGCATCTTCCATTAAGTTAACTTGTTTGTATATTTTTCTTCCCGGCTCTAAATAAGAACGTCCGTAAGGTAGATAAGAGGTATCAGATAATAACCTAAAGTGAGCTACTTCGTAATTATCAAATATTATATTATTAGCATTTGGGTTCCTTTTATAATGTGGATCTGCTGCTGCTGCTACTCCATCTGGCTCTAATTGAAATTCAACTTTAGATGGATTCTCTGGGTCTGTTCCTTCATGTCTTACCATGTTATAAACAGTATAAGGTAGTACGTTATATACTCCAAACTTCTCTGCTATCTCTAGCTTTAAGAAAAAGTCTCCATATTTAAGCATATTACGTGTCCATGACCATAAATTAAACTCAATGTTTAATACATCATAAAATAAGTTATAGAGTACCTTTTGTATATTCTCGTCAGATGACTTAATTGATACTACTTCATTTTGATCATTTTTAATTGTAGCTTCATCAGCTATAATATCTAATGCAGAAGCTATAATTGGATCTGTGTCCATTGCTTCATAGTCAGAATAAAGTGATACTCTTAATGTTTGGTAATTTAGATTTGGATTATATACGTTTCTGCTATTCTGAGTATATAGTCTGCTGAATCTATCCACGAGTGAATTAGTTTCATACTTACCGGTATTTTGAATTTGATTTACGTCGACTACTTTGAGTTCGTCTCCTCCTATGTTACGTATTACTACGTCATTTGAGAATAATCTCTTTAGTCTACCAAATAATGATACATCCGCCATTGGATTCTTTGTTTTATATAAATAGTTCTACTTTAACAACCAGGAGATGTCTTCTTGACCACCCGGAGTATCTATAAGATAAGGATTTTCTTGCTGACTACCAACTGATTTCATAACTGCTTTATTTTTGGCATTTAAGTTACCAAACGAGGATAGTTGTGCTCTAGCTAAATCCATACCCTGCTGTCTCATTCTTAAAGCTGTATCTCTTACATACAGCGCAGTTGCACATGATATAAGCAAGTCATCGTTATATCTTGTTTGTGCTTGAGCCTTTCCATTCTTCCATACGAATACTCTCATCTCACCTAGGAGCCTTTTAGACTGTATTATAACAGACTTATCCCTTATGTATTCAATCATCTTGGCAACTACTAATGGTCTAGTTTTCATAGACATAGTAAAACCGGGAACTAATTTATCCCGTTCATACTTATTCATATAGGATTCAACTGTTTCCTGATTTGAAGTAGAACTGTAATAAACGTTTTTATACTCTCGTTCCAGTATCTGCTCTATAGTTGCCCATCCTATATTAGCATTTTCACATACAAGTAAAGCATCGTTGTATTCTGAGGCTATTCCTACTAGTACGTTTCCGAAATCTTTAGGTGATATTTTACCTTTATATTCTCCAACCTGTGTACATGTTTCTATATCAAATATATGAAAGGCAGAGTAATCAGTAGAATCTCCACGAGCAACATCTGCTACAACCATATAAGACTTATTATAGTCTACTCCTTCCCAAATCCATAAATTACCATCTGCTCCTCTTCTCTCTAAAGCATCTTTCTGGTAAGTTTGTTCGTAGAAAAGCATATCTTCTGGTTCGAATACTGTTTCTCCAGAAGCTAAGAAATCACAATCACATTCTTGACCTGCCATTCTAGGTCCTAAATCCCTATCTTGGTGATCTCTCCATATCTGGTTTCTTTCTGGATGTACAGTCCAAGGTAGTCTTACAGGTACAAATGAATTTTCTCCAGATTCTGCTTTTTCCCATGTTTGATGAAACCAATTACCAATCCCGTTAGGGGTTGATAAAGCCATACATTGACCACCGGTTGCTAATGTTTGTTGTGCAGCAGTAAATGTTTCTTCAATATTATCAATAAAAGCAGCTTCATCTATTAACAGTAAGGATACTGCTTCAGATCTTGCTGCATCAGCGTTAGATGATTTAGCTGTTATCTTTGAACCGTTTTTAAGTCTTAGTGAAAGTTTGTTTTTCTCTACTGCAGGTAGTTTTAACCATTTAGGTAGCTGGTCGTACATAAACATCGTCTTAGATACTAAGTTACGAGCAGTTGCTTGTGTTGTGGCCAGTGCTAAAACGTTCTTATCTTTATGAAATAACATCAACCATAAACTATAAGCTGCTGCTAAAGTAGAAATACCTAACTGTCTAGACTTAAGAGTTATAAGGAACTGATTATCTCTAAATAAGTGTAATACTTTCTCTTGAAATGGGTATAAGGCAAATAGTATACGTCCCCTAGTAGGGTGTTGTATGTGACAATACTTCTTCATAAAGTACGCCGGATCTTTTGCACACTTGATATATTCTTGTGCAATTATTTTCTTTATGTCTTGTGCCATAACTTAGTTTTTACCCAAAGAGGGCCATGTAATTCACCTTAACTTCTCCTGCAGATATAGAAACCTTATCTAATAAGTCTACATCTAATTTTTCTTCTGTTACATGAAAGAAATGAATATCTCCACTAGAAAGTGTTGATGCGATGTAGTTTCCAAAGCCGGGTTTTACTGTAAATTTTTCTCTTGCTATTCTACCTAACATTCTAGAAGCAGCTGTTCTTGCGTCTTCAGGGTTTAGTAGTACCCTATCAACCATATCTATCTTTTCTTTAAGAGAGCGAATAAATTCAAATTGAGTTGCAGCTTCTAATAAGCCGGGTGCTGTTTTAATTTTAATAAAAAACTCAAATGCGTTAATTAACTCTGCGTCTGTAAAGCTAGTAGGCCTAATAACTTTCTTTTCTGATTTCATATTAAGAACAGCGCTTAGTGCTTGTATACCAAATACTACTGATAAAACTGTTAAATTAGTTTTCTGACTGCCGAACTTACCTAATGTTATTTTACCGCTATGAGATTTATATGACTTTACTTCTGCTTTTATAGAACCGATAGTTAAGTCGGGATCTGATCCTCCTCTATTATCTGAGCATTCAACAGGATTCTTTTGAAATTGGTATAACCAGTAAAGAGCTAATTCTCCAGGTCCAACTGTTTGGTTACCTGCATTCATAGTAAACATTTTTTGATACGTGGCTAAATCTCTTGGATCTACTTTCATATCTCCAGACCCTTGTGGTTGTTTATACGTACCCTGTGCTTGAGGAATTTCTGGAAATCCATTATCCTGAAGGTATTTATCATATTCGGGAGCTGATTCAACTAATACTTTATCGGTTAAATCAGATATAAGACTTTCTAGTATCGCTTTATCCTCTGGATTGTCCATTGTTGGAGTACCGCTTTTAGTTCTCCATGCCCATTCTTGATATAGTTTATCTGTAATATTGCTCATAGTATTATGCTTCTGGTTCTTCTCCTGCATCTTCAAAATCGATTTCCTCTCCTCCTAAATCTGCTGCAGGTGCATCATCTCCTGCTGGAATTTCTGCATCGCCTTCGTCTCCAGCTTCAGCTCCACCTTCTCCGCCGGGAAAGTCTCCACCACCACCTCCACCACCTCCGGTGTCTGATGGTTCTACTGCTTCGCCTTCTCCTGCTCCAGTCATTGGTGCTTCTTTATAAAGTATTGCTAATTTATCTAATGCTTGTTGGTAATCTGCTATATTTGATAAAAGGTATCTTTTACCCATAATTTGAGCTTGAAATGATTTACCTGTCCACTTTAAAATATAATCCTGTCCGTTCTTTAAGTTAACTCTAAATGCAGTTGGTCGAGGAGATATCCAGTCTATGCTGTCTACAAACTCTTTAAATTCATCTGTCTGTAGTCTTACTATTGCAGCCTTTACAGTAGGAAACCTACCTAATATCGTATCTGTTGCATCTGGTAATTCACCTTCTTTAGGTCCTTCTGATTGTGGTGTTTCTTCTGGAGCTTCATCATCTTCTGCTTCTTCTAATTGTTTCCAAAGAGTTTCTTCAGTGATTAAACTTGTATGTGATTTAAACATATTTATTGATTCCTGTAAGGATGCTCTCATTCTAATAAGATCGTACTGTTCAGGTCTTTCTGTTCTAAGGTATCTTTGAAGTCTTCTAAAGTTTGTTTTTATAAGTTCAAATAATTCTCTAGCTGCTCTATCTTTTCTAATGTCATCTGATTTCATTAAAGATTTAATATCGGCTACTATATCTTTATAATCGTTATACATACTTGCAAAAGAAGGAAGTGCTATAATCTTATGTGAAACTTGTCCTGTCGTCTTATTGACATTAGTAGTCTTAAAGTAGGTACCCATATCAGAAGAGATAAAATCATTCTCATGAAATTCTCCATATCGGGCTTTCAACCTATCTTGCATAGCTTTAGGGAGCGAGGGTATTTTAATAGTCTCTTTTGACTCTTCATTAACCTCACTATAAGCTTCTAGTATTAGTTTATTTAGATTATCTAAATTCATATTTTACTTCTTTTTCTTTTTATACCCTTTATGCCAATGCTCATTAGTAGTTTTAATATCTAATTTATCAACTGGTATATCTTGTACAGTTTTTCCGTTTTCAAATAAAACGTCATAGTGAGTTACTATATACTTCTTACCTTCTTTAACTAAGGTGTGTTTTTCTGGTATGCAATTACCTTTACCATATGTTTCATGCACTACTTTAGCTGCACAATCGTGAGCAAATCCAGGTCCAGCTTCGTCCATGTCTAACAAACTATTAGAAGCTAATGTTTGATCTGATCCAGTACTTGCTACTTTATCGTCTAAACTCTTTATTAAGAATTTTTTTTGTTTATTTAATTTCTTGAGCATTTGTACTGCTAATGCTTTTGCTTGTTTTCCTTCAGCACTTTTGTACATATCTAAATGAGTCTGAATATGCTTTTCTACAGTATCTAAACCTTTCTGAATCTTATTAATTGAAGATTCATCTAATTCATCTTCGTTGTCTTCAGAATCATACCCGTCTATATCATATAGTCCGAAGTTTTCTAATTCATCAGTGGTAAATTCACTTGCTAATTTATTTACAAAATCTGATATACTTAGAATCCAATCTGCTATTGTTTCTACTGCTCCAGGATTATCGTCAAAAAATTGATCATAATCATCATATCCAATTGCTTCTATTAAAGAGCTTATAGAAGGTCTATAATCATCTTCAAATGCATCTTCTATTCTATTTTCAAATTCTGGTACATCCATTAACCATTCCTGAAGTGCTTGTGTTGCACCAGGATTATCCTCAAAGAAGTGATCTAAGTGTCTGTACCCGATTGCTCCTGTAAGCTCATCTATATCATTACTCCCATACTCTTTTAAGAGTTTATGAGGCATCTTACTGATGTCTGCTTCCTTCTTCATAGCATTACCTGCTGCTACTGCATCTTTATGAGCATTAGAATTGCCATGAGAAGCTTTCGCACCTCTTTTTTTCTTAGCATTTATATTAGCCCAAAGACCTGGTCGTTTCTTTTCTTCTACGCCTTTTTTCTTTTTTACTCTAGGTGCATTGAATCCTGTACCTTTGATGGTAGACCCTGCTTTTGGATCTTCACCGGCAAACTTATCAGCTTTTCTTTTAGCTTTTTGAGCTGCTACGTCTGCATCTTTTCTGGCCTTAGTAGCTGCAGACATCGGCCATTTGTAATTTGAACCTTGATGTTCAGTTTCTTTTAGTTTACCTGAGCTACGAGCTACTAGTTCATCTGCATACTCATTTCTACCACTTCTTCTTAAGTAGTCTATATATCCTTGATCTTGTTCTTTAGGTGGTTCAGGTTTTTTGTTTTTACCGAAGTTGTCTCCTAACCAATGAAGTGTTTTTTCTTCAGACCAATTCCAGTTACTCATTATATAGTCAACTAACTCTTGACCTTTAATTGCTTTTTCATTACCCTGTCCTTCTTCTAAGTCTGCTCCTAGTCTACCGAATTCAAAGCTTATCTCGTAATGCTCTCCGATAGCTTCCATAACTTCCATAGCCTCTTCTTGTTCAGTAAATCCTGATTCGCCGGCTTTGTCTCTAATAAGGTTAATGATAGACTCCATATCACCTCGTCCTTCATTTAATATTTTGCCGTTTTTAATTCTACTATGGGCTATTCCGTATACATCTCCGTTTCCAAAGTCTACAGTAGCTTGTGTTTCAGAATGCTTAATTACCTTTCCTTTTCTACCGTCTTTAGTAAGTGTATCTCCTACTTTACAGCTTTGCTCTTTAACAGTATTTTCTAAAGCTAATTGATCTATAGCAGGTTGTTTTTCTTCAGAGTCTAAATAATGGTAAGCTGCTGATATATACTCTCTAGCTAAGACAAGTTTCTTTTGCCACCAATGTGGAAAGTCTACTTCACCATCATGTTGGTCGTACTTGTTTAATTTTTTATATAGTTTAGCAGCATATTCTGCTGTTTCCATAGCAGAAGATTTTAACATACTAGGTTCATCGTCTTGATGTCCTACATCTGTATCTTCATTATTAATAGAATCGTCTTCTTTTATAGCATCGTCATAGCTCATTTGCTTTCTACCTGAAGCTTTAGCGATTGCTAAATCAATTTTATTAAGTATGCTCCCGTACTTGTCTGCAATAGGTCCTCCTTCTGGTTCTGCCTCTTGCTCCATATCTCTCATCACTTGAGCTCTTTTACTTATAAGTTTATCTAGTATAGCTTTTTTCTTAGGAGAGATACCAGCTTCTCTATTAGTCTTATTATTCTTAGCTGATCTCTGTGCTCTAAGTTTCATAAGAACTGGATCATTTAAATCTACTGCTTCATCTACATCGTGGCTTTTACCTGTAACAGTAATACCATTAGCTTCTAAATCCATGGACAAGTCGTATATAAACTCTCCTACATCTTCACCTGGTTCTCCGTCATCTTTAGCTCTAAAGTTAAAGTAGATAATTACGTTACCATCTCCATCATCATCTACAATGTCCATCGTAGCGTAAGTTGGGTCTATATTACCGTCTAATATAGCCATTGCTTTTTTATAATCTCTCTGACCAACTTTAACATATGTGGTTTGATAAGGACCTTCTCTAACAGGGCCTTCTTTATAGTCGTCTGTTGCTCTACGACGTGCCATATAGTCTGTTTCTGCTGCTTCATCGTCTCCGTCAAATACAGCATCTTCTTCTAACCCTTCTATATTAGTATCTTCTAACTCAATTCCTTGGGAAGCCATTTCTATTCCTGCATCATACCCGTCTTGTTCATTAGCAAATGTATAATAATTAGATCCTTCTGTTTCAAATTGACCTCTAAACATATCATCTAATACCATTAAAGCTTTTCTTGCAGTTCTAATTGATACCTCTATAAAAAAAGACTTGCTAATATTAAGTCTGTCTATTTCATTTAATTTGCTCAATGCTAAGTCTATTTTAGCTATAACATCTGAATCATCTGTATTTGCTTTTCTTCTCTCTAAGTTATTTTTAATTTGCTTATTAGCATAACTCCCTTTCTGGTTATCTCCAAATTGCTCTCCTACTGTATTGAGAGATTTAAAATGAGTATTTAAATTATCTGCAATTACGTCTACCATTACTATAGCTTCACCTGATGGTTTTATACCTACTTCTCCCATTTCTTTTGAGAAAGTAAAGTCTGCTAATATTAATTTATCTTTTTCTATGTGGAAAGAGAATGCATCGTCTGAGTTATTCTTATATTGAACGTATATATCAAAAGAATTTTCTTCTATGTTCTTACCCTTCATAGAGGCTACTTCTTCTCCACCTATCTTTAAAGCCTTTGCTACTGCTGCGCCTACTTGTTTTGCAATTGCCTTTGTTTGGTCAACAGTAAAGTCACCTACTTCTTCTTTTATCTCTTCTCCGTCTACTCCTTTAATTGTTTTTACGTCATCAGCATCCTTTAATGCATCTATGTCATCATCACCTAAAGAAACTGCAGTTGTTTCACCTTGTTTAGGGGTTACTAAGTATGTTTTAGCTTTACCTTCTAATAGAGTTAATTTATTATGGAGAGACTCTTTTACAAGAGCTAGTGTTTTGATTTGATTCTCAACTGCTTTTGTCTGTATAGTCTGTGCCTTTAAACTAGTAAGTGTAGATTCACACTTCGTTAATCGGTCTTTTATCTCCTTGTAAGTCATTTGTAAGTATTTTTATTATATACGTCTTTAAATAAATAGTTTAATTATCCCAAATAACGTTTTTGAAGCGTTCAGGCTCTATGCCGAAATAATCTGTTCTCCATTTACTTTGAGAGAAAAAGTCTAAAGGTCCCCAATACCGTCTTAACTCCCAGAAATCTACTGCTACTTCATTCCAGTCTAATCTAAGAACTAATTCTTCAATCTCCAACTTTTTCTGCTGTACTTCTTCATAAGTAAAGCTATCGTATTCATAGTGGAAAAGCTCATAGGCTTTATCCTTATCGCAATAATCTATAGATATATCTATTCCCCATTTTGGTTTCATATAATATAGCTTATAGAGTTTAGGGTTTTTAACAGCAAATACCTCTATCTGTTCTAAAGCATTGCTTCTAAACCCCTTTCTTTCAAATAAGTCGGAATGATTAATATGAACATTGGTCTCTTCAGTTGCAGTAAACCAAGAATGTCTAAGACAATCTTCGTGTCTTCTTTCAACCTTATCGTATCCGTTATAGTTTAGGAAGCTTTGTTCTGCTTTTGTTAAATGGTACCCGTTTTGATCAAATAGGTCTACACTAGTTGGGTCTCTTAGTACTTGGTGGTCCTCAGTACAATCAAGGAAATATCCTTGCGGATCAAACTCTTGGTTACCCTTGATTAATTTCATTACTAATAACTATTTTCATATTGTTAATATACTTTATTGTAGCTTATCTGAGTGCATCATAAGTATTCTGATTACAATCACTACTATTGAACCAAAAATTATCCATAGAGCTTTATTTACTCCTTGTTTCCATCTTTTTAGTTCCTGTACTTCTGCCATCTGATCGTTAAACTCTCTTTGACCTTCCTGCATATTAATTCTAAAGTCTGAATTCTTATTGGTCTTAACAACTACTCCATCTTCTGGGTTCAATAAGAGGTACTTCATTTCAGAGAAGTCTTCTTTAATTTCTTTCATTTCTTTAAGAATCACTTTCATTTCACCGTTAGGCATATTTGTCTTAATATGCGTTAACTCGGCTAATACCGATTCTAATACTTCTCTCTGAGTCATGTTAAATGTTTTGAGGTAATTGACTATTACTATTCTCTAATAAATAGTGTTAGTCTTGATGCTTACTTATAATATCTGTAAATTCCTTTAATGTATTCAGCACTTCCTCCTTTTGAGAAGTTTTATTACCGTTCCAGTCTTCAATTACCCCTGATTCAGTTACGAAAGACTTACTTAAATCTTCTGTAACGTATTCATTTACCCAGGCATTTAAATCCTTTACAAAAGAATCTATAGCTCCACTCATCATTTTCTTTTCGTAAGCTTCATATAAACCTGCTTTACGTAATGTAGCTTCATAGTCAACAGTACAGTCGAAACAAAATCCATGAATCTTATACATCTTCTTATGAAGGTGGTAATTCATATTAGAGGAGCATTTAGGGCATGCTAAAGGTACACGCATTGCTTTTTTAGCGGCATCAAGTTTAGTAACGTTTTGTTTAAGTCCGTTTTTTATAGTCCAGGTCTTACCGGATTCTTCCCACTTGTCTCCTTCTTTATGAGACCTATGAGCTTTCTGGTAGCCTACTTGTGCTTTTGTTTTAGCAGTAAAGTCCTTATTCACGATGTTCCTTACTCGTTGTACATCTGAATGTTTAAATTCTTTCTTTAAGTGATTATCACTCATAACCTAATTCTTTTAGTTTTTCTATAACATGGTCAACGTTTCCGTTTTTACATCTAATTGCTATTCCGCCTTTTGATGCCCATTCGTTTATATTAGACGGTTTGTCGTCAATTAATATACTATTTTCATTTGCATATCTCTGTTTATCTTTAGAGTATGCCATTATTACTTTTGGCTTCGGACTTAAGTTATTCTTAGCCCATAGCTGTTTACCTAATCTAGAGTTGTTATGTCTTGAAGGAGAAGTTAATAAGTCAGGTTTATACGGCATAATAAAATCCCATAACTGTTTGCCTTGAGGCATAAAGTCCATTCCTATCCAAAATCCAATTCCAACTTTAACATCTATTAACTCCCAGAATGCTGGTGTTCCTTTTTCTTTCTCATATGCCTGTGGATGCATTCCGGAGTAATGTTCAAATCTCGATTCAAAATCTGTTAATACTCCATCCATATCACAATATATCTTATACGGTGGTAATTCTTTTTTTTCCACTATCGGATAAGCTTCTAATAAATCTACTAAACTTTTTTTCATATAACCTTTTTTTATAATTTCTGTTTAATACCTAAAGCAGGTAGTCTTAAAGACCAAACTCTTTTTACATCTTCTACATCTTTTTTCGTTAAGTACGGATTACCGTCTGCATCGAATTGTTCTGTATAAGCATATAAGTATTGATCAACTACGTCAACAAAAGGTCTCTTTTGCTTCTTAGCTGTTAGGTACATTCCTTGTATATTAGCATCTATTTCTGAGGGTAGGGTAAGATATTTAACCCCGTTGTCAATTAGTCCCTGTTGTATAAGTGTTCTTACTTGCATTTCTTCTTTGGTACCGAAAGTACCTTTAAAGTCTCCTCCAGTAAAATCTTTACCTCTTTCATTTCCTCCAGCTTGAGTAAGGTGTTCTATTTCGTGTCTTAATACGTCAGATATCTGTGCAGACATTTCTTCAAAGTCTCTAGGAAAATTATAAGGGTCAACTGCAAATTCTAATTCAATTTTAGGTTCTTCCCAAGAGTCGTCTTTACCTAAACCTCCTTTGTATGCTCCACCATCTCTCATTATCTTGTCTAACCCCTTAACGAACATTACTTTTAAATCGTAATCAAAAGACAAGTCAGAATCTTTTTGAAACTGTTTTGTTATATCTTCTGGTACTTCTACCATCATAATCGGATAGAGAGTTGCTAATTCTTTTTTCATAGAAATTAAAGAATCTTCTTTAGCAGAATCTCCAAAATGACCTTCTTTATAATGGTGCAATTTCTTTGTTAAAGCATTTTTAATCGCTTCAATACTCCTACCGGTTAAGTAGGTGACTATACTATCATATTTGCCTTCTGCCATAACTTCCTCTTTCATGTTAGCACACCAATGATACATTTTACCTTTTTCTCCTCCGTACTTCTTTGCTTTGGCTCTAAGTTCTGATTTAGAACCTTTGCAACTAGCTCCTGATTTCTTTACTCTACCTGGTTTGCTTTTACCTTTTACTTTACCGTCTTTAAAATTTTCTAAAGCAGGAGGTGTGTTATCGTTATTACATTTATGACAGATGTATAAATCATCTCCTCCGTCTTCTTTATTCCAGCTCCAACCACAATTATCACATACAATTTTATTTGTAATTACTTCAGACACTTCTTTATTACCTTTAATAGAATCTTCCCAATTTCTGAATGTAAGATTACCGGTTAAGTAAGCTTCTGCTTCTAGAGCTAATAAAGCTTTGTCGTCATTAGTATTTTGTGTCTGTACATTGTTTAATCTTCCCTCTAGGTTCTGAATATGGTGTACCATTTCATGTGTGAAAGATCTACATATATCTTTAGCATGTCTTCCTGTGGCATATAATACTATTTCTTTAGAGTTCGGATCATAGTAGGCAGTTTTACCGAAGAAGTTTTCTGCGTTTTCATCATCATACCTAACCTTTACTTCCGGTAAGGGTAGTATATTCATTTTCTTATCTAACATATACTCTAATATAGAGCCTATTTGTTCTGTATACTCGGGTCTATCTTCTTTGGTTGTTTCTATCTCTTCACTTACTCCAAAGTACTCTGTTAAAAACCCTTCTATATTACCTGCTAAGATTTCAGCAACTATTTTATCTTTAAGATCTGTTAATATACTTAAAATTTCCTCGCTTGATAGAGCTTCAGGAAAGTAATCCGTAATTTGATCTAAGTTTCCTGATAATATTTTATCTCTAAAGTCTGATGCTCTAAATCCTGATCCTGCAGCTGCTGCCAAAGCTAATCCTTGAACGTTTGGAGCATTTTTAAAAGTAGTTACCCTTCTTAAATCTACATAATCTTTTTCACCTCTTATTCCTGTTACAGCTACCATCTCCTGTTTAGGGTTAGCTTGTGCATATTCCTTAGCAGCAAACATCGGATTCTTTTGTCCGTCTAATATTTCAATATTACCTAAATGTTTAGCGTAAATATTCCAAATAGACATCGACTCTTCCTTTGTTATACCGTTCCTCTCACCGCCTCCTACAAATACTATCACCTTGTTAATAGAAGGTTTTTTATCTGTAGAGCCACCAAGTAAAGCTGCACCTTTTTCTTTATAGTTATCCTTATCGTATATAGAACCATTATACGTTCCATCAAGTAAAGACTTAATGACGTTAAAATGTCCTCTATGTGGAGGTTTAAATGCTCCTGGATATAATGCTATCATGCTAAAAATGCTTGTAATTTTGCATCTACTTCTTTTGGAGTAGAATGCTCTAGTTTTTCTTGAAACTTAGGGCTATATAACATATCTGCAATATTTGCAAGTACGTCATCAGCCTTATTTCTATTATTAACTTTTTGATCTCTGTATTTAGTTACTGCTAGTTTAAGTTTATCTGCACCTGGACCTACTCCGTTTTTTCTATATGCTTTAAGGAAAGCTTGTTTAATGGCTTTATCCTCTGAGCGATTAGATGTGTCCCAATCTATTCCAGTTGCAGCGGTATTAAATTCATTCTCTTCTTCTTCGTTCCATTCTACTGGTTTAAAGAATGATGATCCTCCAACTTCATGTTCTGTATTATACTTCTGTAAATAATCCCTAACTCCATCTACTCCTGATCTTGCTGCTAAGTCAAAAGACTCTATTTCTTTTTTAAATTGATTACCTCTGTCATTAACATAGATTGCAAGTTGACCATTTAACATTTTATCGTACTCCCCGATGAGTTGATAAACATTACGCCAAGTTGAAAAGACTGCTGATGAAGGAGTACTTCGCTTTCTAGAGAAATTAGATACGTATGCAATCATAGGATGAGCATACACCATTACCATATAGATATCATACCCCATGTCTTGGAGCTCTTTTACCTTCTTAGGGTTAGAAGCTGTAGTATCCCATACGAAACTAGTTTTTCCGTCTGCTAGTGCTGCTGCTTCTCGATTGGCTGCTGCTGTTGCGGCTGACAGGTTGTTGTACGCTGGATGATCCTGGTCCTCTACGTATTTGTCTGGGTTGACGAGTGGTAGGGACTGTAGTCCTAACTGGGATAATAGGTGTGATTTCCCTGCTCCTGCTCCTCCCGCCATTACTATTAATTTGGGTCGGGACGATGTTTCTTCTAATATTAAGTCTGTTAATTTGATCATTGTTAATCGGGTTATTTATTACTCTTACTTTTATATCTTTATTTCTAAGTTCTCTAGTAATCTTATCTACTCTGGTTTCTGAAACTGGAGTAAGGTTAACTAGGGTATTTCCTGTAGTGCCTGTTATTGCTGCTCCTCTTCTACCGGTCATTCTAGCTACATTTCTCCTATTATTATAATTAGTTCGATTATTCCAAGAGTTAGCAGGGTATCCACGTCTATTATAGGGATCATACCAACTATTTCCATACCCCCAGTTATTATATCCGTTCCATCCATAAGAGTTTCCCCAGAATCCATTTGACCAGCCATTATTACTCCAGCCGTAAGACCATCCTATTCCGTTTCCGTATGGATATCCCCATACCC